GTTGATAACGAAGCATCAGTGAGTGGCGCACGTCAAATGAGTATTGAATACTTTTATGGTGTAGCTGGCGCATGGGAAGTTATGGACAGCGACAGTGACATGACTGGCGCAATTGGTGTAACTTATGATGAACACTTCAGTGCACCAGCAAGTCCAGCGGCTAATGATGTTTGGATTAAAACAACACGCCCAGGCAACGGTTTAGCACTAGCACTAAGCACACACAATGGTACAGCATTTACATCTGCTACAGTACAAGGTATTAGTACTACACAAGCTGATGGAGCTGGCGCAATTACAGACTTTGTAGCACAAGATGGTTCAAGTACAACTGCATTAACTACAGGTACAGCTACAGTAGGTCAATACTTGTTAGACCAACAAGCAAATACTAAAGCTACTATCGTTATTAGAGAAATAACAACAGGCGGCGCAGTAGGTGATTTAACAGCAACTACAGTATTAGCACAATCTGCAACACCAACTGGCACATTAGCTACAGGTACATATTGGTTTACTAATCAACTTGATAAGTTAGATTTGTATGTAGTTACAGCAGGTAAGTTTTCACCTAAGGCAGGAACTTATAGCTCAACTGCACCAACAGGACCAAGCAGTGGTGATATTTGGGTAGACATTTCGCTAGCGGCAGAGAATCAAACTAACGAACGTGCTTATCCACACATTAAAGTTTATAATGGTAGTGCATGGATTTCACATACAAACTCAGATCAAACAACTACAACAGGTGTATTGTTTGCTAATATTACAGACACTGCTGCAGATGCAACAAATGGCGGTGATGCTACAGTTATTAGTGGTGGACCAAATCCAGCTGTATATCCAAACGGAATGGTTGCTGTCAATATGGGGCAGAGTCAAAACACAGTTCGAGCATGGAATGGAACTGCTTGGAGAAATGGCGTAAGCAATCATGCAGATGGTAGCGGACGTTTTGGTAGATATGCACAACGTGGTGTTATTGCAACTGCAATGCAGGCAGTAGCGTCAGGCACAGATCTCAGAGATCCACAATACAAGTACAGCTTGTTAGCGGCTCCAAATTATCCTGAGCTAGTAGACGAAATGGTAACACTTAATAGTGATAGAGGCGAAACAGCGTTTATTATTATTGACTCGCCAATGCGTAAAAATCCAACTGACGTTGTTAACTGGACTAAAAACAGTGGAAATGCAACAGAAAACGGAGAAGATGGACTAGTAACAAAGAACACATACAGTGCAGTTTACTATCCAAGCGGAAACACTACAGAACCAGTAGAAGGTAAAACTGTAGCTGTTCCACCAAGTCATATGGCACTATACACATATGCATACAATGACAATATTAGTTTCCAATGGTTTGCTCCAGCAGGAACTACAAGAGGTGTTGTACAAAATGCAAGTGCAGTAGGACACATTACAACAGAAGGTGAATTCAAAGCAATCAGTTTAACACAAGGTCAACGTGATGCTATGTATACTGACAAATTGAATCCAATTGCAACCTTCCCAGGGCAAGGAACAATAGTATTTGGACAGAAAACTCTACATCCTACAGCAAGTAGTTTAGATAGAGTTAATGTTGCACGTCTAGTTGCTTACTTGCGTGAAAGATTTGATGACATTGCTCGTCCATTCTTGTTTGAGATCAATGATGCACAAACAAGAGCTAGGGCTAAAGTAGTGTTTGAAAGATTCTTATCAGACATCCTTAGTAGAAGAGGTCTCAATGACTTCGCAGTAGTATGTGATGAAACAAACAACACACCAGCAAGAATTGATCGTAACGAATTTTATGTTGATGTTGCTATTGAACCTTCAAAAGCAGCAGAATTCATTTATGTTCCGATTAGATTGGTGAATACAGGAACATTATCTACTACAAGTTAAAAAATTAACAGAATACTTAATGGACGGCTTCGGCTGTCCATTTTTTTTGAGCTCATTTCGATAAATACTAACAGCCGGTATAACGAGGAGATTCAAATGGCAGTTATAACAACATTAGGTGTACCAGACAATACAGGTAACACCACAACTATTATGCCCAAACTACAATATCGTTTTAGAGCAACGTTTATTGGAGAGGGATTTACAGCGACTCCTACTAGAAGTGTAATTAGTGTAAGTAGACCAAGTCTTACACATGATGAAATTCCGTTGGACATGTACAACAGTAGAATATTTTTAGCAGGTAAACATACTTGGGAACCTATCACAGTTGTCTTAAGAGATGACGTAGATAGTGTAGTAATAAGAGAATTAAACGGACAACTGAATAGACAAGTTGACCATGCAAACCAAAGCTCACCGAGATCAGGTAGTGCTTATAAGTTCCAACTATTAATGGAAACCTTAGATGGTGCAAGCCCAACACCAGGAATATTAGATAAATTTGAATTAGCAGGCGCTTATATTCAAAATATTCAATATGGTGATATGGCATATGCAAGTAGCGATCAAGTTCAAGTTACTGTATCTATTAGATATGATAATGCAGAAATCTATGATGCCGCAGGTAATGCAACACTAACAGGCGCAGCACAAGATCAAACATTGAGTAACGCAACAGGCGCAGGTACCGCTAGTTAAGGGGTAGCCAATGGGATTAACAAGTAATACCGGCTTTTATAACCCAGCCGCAGAAAAATTTGGTGTAGATGATCCAGTAATGGTCAAAGCACCTCGAATGAAGTATCAGTTTAAACTGGAGTTCGTTCTCAATGAAAATGTGTTTATAGAAGATGCTAGTTTTAGAAGAACTTTTACGTTTGATAGAGTAATGTCAGCTAGCATGCCAGATTTTGATTATGGTATGCAAACACTCAATCAATATAATAGAATGAGACATGTTCCTACTAGGATGACTGTTGGCGCATGTAATATAAGTTTTTATGATACTAAAGATAATCAGTTTTCAACACTAATGAAAGCATATGCTGCACATTACTTTCAAGGACATGATATGGATCCAAAGAATTTTAGTGGGTATAATATGTTAGGTACAAAGTTTGGTGTTGGTGACTCACATGCTTTTGGTGCTAAAAGTATTAGTCCAGATGCTAGATTTATGTTTGAAGAGATTAGAATCTTTAATACTGATACAGCTCAGGGCGGAAGAGTTACAAACTTATATAATAGTATGATACTAAATGTACAATCTGATACATTAGATATGGGTGCAAGTTCTCCTTTAGTATATAATGTAACATTTCAGCCAGAACATGCTAATATTGGTAACTTAGGCAGTGCAGATATTATTTCAACAGCAGCGGCTCAACAAAACGTACAATCAACAGTTGCAGCAACAGTAGCTAATAGATCAACACAGCAGATAAATCAACCACTGGGACAGAGAATTTATACAGGTGGTGTTCTTGCTGCAGATGAAATAATTAGAAATGTCGATGGTGAAGAGTTTGTAATTAAGCTAACACCTGAAGAATTAGATGCATTGTAATTAGTAATAAATATTACTAGGATGGCAAATAATTTTCACCAAGGTATCTACGAAATAAAAAACCGTAGCAAGTATGTGGGCAAACATCGCCCAAAATATCGTAGCGGATGGGAATTAAAGTTTATGCGTATACTAGATGATCATCCTAACATACTAGCCTGGGCTAGCGAAAGTCATAGAATACCTTATCGTAATCCAGCAACAGGTAAAAATACACATTATGTTCCAGACTTTTTTATAGTATACGAAGACAAAAATAAACAACGAAAAGCAGAGATGATTGAAATTAAACCAGCAGGACAAACACTAGCACATGCAAAAAGTCCAATGCAACAAGCAGCGGCTATAGTAAACGAAGCAAAATGGCAAGCTGCAAAAGTATTTTGTAAACATCAAGGCGTTGGGTTTCGCGTATTAACAGAACATGAGTTGTTTAATAATCCTAAACAGCCTAAGAGAAGGAAAAGAAGATGACAGTATTATGGTCAAATACAGGAAAAGTAACAATAAAAGATGTTAGTTTGCGTTTTGCAAATGTAACAACCGCTCAAAGAGATACACTTAATACTCCGACAAATGGAGATATGATTTATAACACAACAACAAATGCACTTAATGTATATAAAAATGGTGTTTGGACAGCTTTACAAGATGGATCAGAACTACAAGGATTAGAAAATCTAGTAGAAGATACTAGTCCACAACTTGGTGGAAATTTAGATGTTAATGGTAATAACATTGATATGGGCACAAATATTATTAATGATACAAAAGTTGGTCAATGGGACACAGCTTATACTTGGGGTGATCATAGTACAGCTGGTTATCAAACTACTGCAACATTTGATGCAACAGTAAATACACATATAAATCGTAGTAGTGCTACAAGTGGACAAGTACTAACTTGGGATGGTAGCGATTTTTCTTGGACAACTCCAGCAAGTGGTGGTGGAGGAGCTGTATTGACTGATAATACAACTGTATATCCAGCTGGAGATTATATTGCTTTTAATGCAGGGTCAAATCAATATGCTTGGCAAATTTATAAAGATGGCCAAACCAACGATATAGTTGCATCAGGTCAAGCAACGATATTAACTTTTACTTTAGCCTCGCCAGCCACATTAGGCACCTATTCTTGGGATACTGGTGGCAACCATAAGATATTAGTGTTCACAAGAGCGTAAGGAAACAATATGAGTAGTAAAATTGAAGATGTCTTTGATTTACCTCCAATGAATGGAGAAAAAGTTGACGAGCCTATTAAACAAGAAGATACTGGTTTAAATCTTACACAACTACAGCAACAATTAGATGTAGCAGATAAAATTGATGCTGCATTGCCAATGGTAAGAGACTTAGAACAACTAGACGCTGACATGGACAAGTATGCTGATAAAGCAATGCATGCCTTTCAGGATCTTATGGATCTTGGACAAAATGTTGAAGATAGGCATGCCGCGGCTGTATTTGATACAGCAAGTAAAATGATGACCAATGCTATCACTGCTAAAACAGCAAAGATGGACAAAAAACTAAAGATGGTGCAACTACAACTGCAAAAAGCCAAGTTTGATGCCCAAGAAGCCAAAGCAAATGGTAAAGATGATACTATTCAAGGCGAAGCAGAAGAGTTTGAAGACCGCAATAGTCTAATTAATGCAGTAATACAAAAAATGGGTAAGCCTGATAAATAACTATAACGAAGGAAATCGCGATGAAAAGTTTGACACAATATCTAGCTGAATCTGAAAAAACCTATGAGTTCAGACTTCGTAGTCTTAACGAGATTTCAGATGAGCACATGGACCGTATTGAATCACATATGGCCAAATATAATATGGAGAGCATGAGCTCACCTAAAAAAACAATAATGCACACACCTAGAGGTTTTGAAGATAAAGGCGCACAAGAAGTATACATGTACGACATTAAAACAAAACTTCCAGCAACACCAAATAGCTTGCAAGAAGAGATTGCAGGAATTTGCGGATGTAGCTTAGGTTCAATGATTGTTAATAATATGTTAGAAGCTAAAGAGCTTTGGGACGTTGAAGAAGAAACAAAAGACGAAGAATCCAAAAGTGTATTAGCTGATGCAGACTATAGCGATTCCGAAAAAGTAGATCACAGTGAGCATTACGGCAATGAGTTTGTAGACAAATTTGTTAAAAGTCAGCCCAAAGGCGAACATAATAAAGAATATAAGGTGTAACGACATGAATTTAGAAGACTTAATCAAACTAGCAGGACTTCAAAAAGACAATACACCTGCGGTTGAACCAGTAGAAGTAGAACAGCAAGTAGCTGAAACGCCATTTAATGGCAGAGACAATATGAAAGCAATAATTGCTTTGGTTAATCCAGAACAGTTAAATCAATTAGTTGGAGATGCTCCAATTGAAGAAGAAGGATTTGCTAACAGCGGTGATGAATATGCTGGCGAACCAGAAGAATATAAAGGCACATTAGGTAGTCCTGCTGACCTAAGCCTTAGAAGATACTTGGGAGCAAACGGTGAACATGTTACTGTAGACGAAACAAAAGTATACGAAGATCATAAAGTAGAAGATATTAGCGAAGCGTATTTTAATTATAAGCTAGACGAAGCGCCAAAATCTGCATGGCTCAATCGGCCGAACAACCCTAATTCACTTGAATTACCAAGAGACATTGAACTTCCTCCAGGAGTAAAACTTCCACCAATGCCAATGCCGGATCCAAGAGATCCAGGACTTCCAGATCCAATGCCAATGCCGGATCCAAGAGATCCAGGACTTCCAGATCCAATGCCAATGCCGTATCCAATGCCAGAGCCAGGTCCACCAAATGATCCAACTCCGTTTCCGGATCCAATGCCAGAGCCAGGTCCACCAAATGACCCAACTCCATTTCCAGGTCCACCAAATGACCCAACTCCGTTTCCAGGTCCAGAGCCAAAAGATCCACCAGGTGAACCAATTCCAGAGCCAAAACCGGAACCAGGTCCTAAACCACCAACACCAGGTGGCGGACCAGAAGAACCACCCAAAGATCCAGGCTTTGATCCTGATCCAGATTTTCCAGATGAACCTGAAGAACCTAAGGATCCAATCAACACAAAGATTGATCCAAAAGATTTAGATGGTGATTCACCAGCAGATCCAAAAGATCCTAATTGGGATTTGAAAATGGATGCACTTGGAAGAAATATACAGACTGCAAAAGAAAGAGACGAGATCTTTGCCAAATATGGTTTTTCTCCTCCTAGAGATGTACTTAAAGCACAAAGAGCTCGTGAACAAGACCGACGTGATCGTACAAATAAAGTCGGTTTTGATAAACTATACAACGATAGAGATGAAGATACTTTAAATAGTACTTACGTCTCGCAACGCGATGAAAATGGCAATATTATCGATCCAAACCCAAAGGAATCAACTATGAATGAAGAACCAAATGAAGGTAATGAATTCACTGGCGCATTAGCAAACGCTAAAAAAGCTGGTAAAAAAGAGTTTAAAGTAGACGGTAAAACATATCAAGTAGAAGCAGTAGAACAGCTTCATGCAGATATGAATAGAATGCGTAAACTATCAGGATTAACTGAATCAACCATAATGGAAAGACCCGGATTAGAAAATAAAAGAGGGTATGACCCATTTGGATCGCAAGAACCAGAAACTAGATTAAAAAATCAAAGAGGATTTGACCCATTTGGATCTCAAGAACCTCCAAAAAGTTTACAAGGTAAACGAGGATTTGATCCATTTGGTGGCGCACCAGGCGACGAAGGTGACGAGCCAGAAGATCCAATGGGAGGCATGGGAGAACCTAGTGGCGAACCAGCTCCAAGAGTACCAGATGCGATAGGACCTACACCTACACCACCTAAATCAGATCCAGAGTTTGATCCATTTGGCGGTGCACCAGGAGACGAAGGTGATGATCCAGAAGATCCAATGGGCGGTATGGGAGAACCTGGCGGACCAGCAAATCCACCAGCAGGTACAAGACCACCAGATGCAATTGGACCTAAGCCTACCCCACCAGCATCAGGAACAAGACCACCAGATGCAATTGGACCTACACCTACACCACCTGCTTCAGGAACAAGACCACCGGATGCAATTGGACCTAAGGATCCAGCTACTCCGGGTGATAAAGCAGGAGTAACTGCAAAACCCAAAGCACCTGAGATTACGGCACAAATGAGAAAAGATGCTGAAGCTTATGCTGATAGAGAAGGGTTACCATTAGATCAATTAGATTATCTTGTACCTGGTACAGTTGGCGGAATTCCAACAACACTAGAAGTTGACAAATTTGGTACTGTTAGAGATATGCAAACAGGTGATGTTATTGGCGGCGACGAAGCTGAAGCGGCTAGAGAAGCCGCTAAAGGAAGATCACGCGGACTAGGTGCAAAACCAGAAGCTCCAGCTACTCCAGGTGATAGAGCAGGAGTAACTGCAAAATCTGATAGCGGTGAGCAAAAATTACCTAATGGAATGACGGTTGGAGAAGCCAAGAGACTTGCTAAACTTGCTGGTTACTCCGATGAACAAATTGCGGCATACGAAAAGCGAGCAAAAGAAGCAGGCTTAATTAAGTAAGGGAAGACAATGCCAACATCACAGGAAATGAGAGTAGACAAAACGTTTAATGGTGCAATGGATCAAATCAATCGATTGCAAAAAGTTTTCCGTGATGAAGGCGGCCTTGCTAAAGCAGTAGTTGATGTTGGCGGTAGTCAAGACTTTGGCACTATACAAGAAGCATTTGACAACTTGTATGGTGCATTGGAAGATGCACACTATGATGCAATGGCTGGTATCGAAGTAGAAGCAGTAAAACAAAAGCTAGGACTAGTTAAAGAAGACCCTAGTAAGCCAAAGTTTCCAATAGAAATAGAACTAGCTGGCGACAGCATTTGGGATAGAGATGAACCTAATCCAAAAACTGTTACTGTTACAGACTATAAATTTGAAAAAGACGAAGAAGGTTATGTAAGCCTATATGTTATGCACAATGGTCCTTGGACAATTTACACAGACAGTGGATTTGAAAAAGAAATGAGTGAAATAGTTGGCATGGATCTTTCATTTAGTGAACAAGGCATGCAAGATGATGGTGTAGCTCATTTAGAAGGCGGAGAAGCAATGGAATCAGTAAGTGAAGGTTCATGTGGTTGTGGATCTAGTTGTTCATGTGGAGGTAATTGTACTCCAGATTGTAATTGTGGTCCAGACTGCGGAGACGGTTCACAAGCTGATGCAGAACTAGCACTATTAAAAAGAAACGCAGGTCTCTAAATGAGAATCTTTGAATTATTTGAAGATCCAGGCGATCCAGAAGAAACTCCAAAACTTAGACCATCTGACTGGTCACCTAAGAAAAAAGGTATGGATGACTTTGAGCCTAACACACCTTTTGCTTATGGAACAAAGCATAAGATGCAGAAGAGAATGGATAAAACTCGGCAAAAGGCTAAAGATGCTGGCTATGTAAAACCAGACGGAACTGCTGATACTAGAGCATATTACCAAGACAAACATGACCGAGAACGAGCGGCGGCTCAAAAAGCAGACCGTGAGTATAGAGAGAAAAATCCTACAGGAGTCGTAACAAGAAATGATTCAGGAGACGATACTGGCAATGATGGTGTAACTGTAAGATCGTATGAAGATCCACCTAAACAAGTTCATCCAGATGATCGAAAAGATCAAAATAAATGGATGGGCGATGTAATGAATAAAAGGGCAAAAACTGCAAAAGCTCGTCACGAATTGAAAAGCACCCCAGACTTCACATAAGTACTACTATAATGAGTGTAGATACAAATTTAATCAAAAGCCCGTACAAACGAGAGAAGTTTAATCAGCAACAGATTGAAGAGATCGTTAAGTGTACACAAGATCCTCAATATTTTATTGAGAACTTTGTATGGATACAGCATCCAGTCAAAGGCAGATTAAAGTTTGACTTGTTTGACTTTCAACGTGGATTGTTAGATGCTTATCACAATCACAGATATAGTATAGCACTTATCAGTAGACAAATGGGCAAGTCAACAGCGGCAGGCGCATACTTGCTATGGTATGCTATGTATGTACCTGACCAAACTATTCTTATTGCGGCACACAAGTATAGTGGTGCCCAAGAGATTATGCAACGTATACGATTTGCATATGAACTATTACCTGACCATGTGAGAGCAGGTTGTACAGCATACAACAAAGGATCACTGGAATTTGATAATGGTAGCCGTATTATTGCACAAGCTACAACAGAAAACACAGGACGTGGTTTGAGTATTTCACTAGCATACTTGGACGAGTTTGCATTTGTTAGACCTAGCATTGCTCGTGAGTTTTGGACCAGTTTGTCACCAACACTTAGTACAGGCGGTAAGTGTATTATTACAAGTACACCAAATCAAGACGATGATCAGTTTGCACAAATTTGGCGTGCCGCATGTAACACAACAGATGAGTTTGGAAATGAAAAAGAAACAGGCAAAAACGGATTTAAGAGTTACAGTGCAGATTGGAAACAACATCCTGACAGAGACCAGCCATGGGCAGATGAAGAAGAAGGTAAAATAGGTGAAGAACGTTTTCGCAGAGAACACCTTAATGAATTTATTGCATATGACGAAACATTAATCAGCAGTTTAAAATTAGCACTACTGGAACACAAAGAAATATACAAACGCACAGGACAAGTACGTTGGTACAAAAACATTGTAAAAGGCAGAACATATGTTGCTGGTTTAGATCCAAGTTTAGGCACAGGCGGTGATAACAGTGCTATACAAATATATGAACTACCAGGTATGAAACAGGTAGCAGAATGGATGCACAACAAAACTAGTATTACAGAACAAATACGAATAATGAGACAAATGCTATTAGAAATACAAGAACAAGCCCCTGATAGCGAAATATATTGGAGTGTAGAAAACAATACACTAGGAGAAGCCGCACTAGTTGTAATAAATGAAATGGGCGAGGACAATATACCAGGACAGTTCATAAGTCAACCTCGCAGTGCTAATAGAGGTTTTAGGAAAGGTTTCACTACTACAAACAAAAGCAAACTAGCGGCATGTAGCAAACTTAAAACATGGGTTGAAACAGATAGAATGGAAATTGCTAGTAGTGCATTGTTAAGAGAGATCAAAACATTTATTGCTAGGGGTAGCAGTTTTAGTGCAAAAGAAGGTGAAACAGATGACTTAGTAATGGCATGTGTACTGGTAGTAAGAATTGCACAGCAGGTAGCACAGTATGATGAAAATGCATATGATGAACTAAAAGATAGTTTCTCAGATGAAGAGGCAGTTGACCCTATGCCATTTGTGTTTCTAACATAAATACATTAAAGGAACTTTAGTATGATTAGTGGCGAAAAAATTGCGGAAGATATCTTTAAGATACTTAAAGGCAACGGGCATAATATTAAAATTTTTACCGATGAAGGTGAGAATACAATCGATCCAACATCTGCAAGACGCTTTTATATTCCTAGCTTAGGTAGTATGATTAACTTAGATGAAACTGATACCAAACGTGAGATAAGAGTAAGTATAAATGCCAACACAGATATCAATGAGTTTAAAGATACACTTGCATTATTAAAAAATTTAGCAAACAAAAGTATAGTTGAGTATACACTTAAAAGTTTTACTAAAGCAATAGAACCTAAAGACCAAGATTACCAAGCACAAAAGGCGAGAGATATGAAACAAGTACAAGAAGGCATTGGCGCCGCATACGGTAGTAGCAAGAGCAGTTACCAGCAGTTAGAGAATGCCAAACTAATTATTAAACATAACAAAACAGTTAACGAAGAATCACGTGGTAGTAGAAGTAGAAATATCAGTGCTATCTATGTAGAGAACGCAGACGGTGAACGTTATAAGATGCCAACTAATAACTTAGCAGGCGGTAGAGCTATGCTACGTCATGTTAAAGAAGGCGGAACACCATATGATGATTTTGGTACACATATTCAAGAACAGTGCAACGAACTTAAAAAACTTAAAGAGTTTAAAAAATACAGTCTTCGTAACGGCTTGGTTAACGAAGATACAAATGATATTGTAGAAGCAGTAAGTAACAGAATTAACAGTTTAAGAGAAAGCATTAACAAACTAAAAGGTTGTAAATGCTACAACGAAACAAAAGAGAAGTTTGAATCAAAAGAATTTAAAATTAACGAAACAGATAGAACCAAACTTCGTAACCAGTTTACAGTACGCACATTCGATGAAACATTAGATGAAGCGTTACCGTATGTGAATGCATTAGTCAAAGAGATGAAATCACTTAAAGAGGCTGATAATTTCGCAAAAGAGACCATGGATAGTCTTGTAAGTACTATAGCTCAAATGAGTACAGTATCACTACGCAAGGGTATCAATGTAAAATCTGATCCTGAGAATCCGATGAACTTGAGTAGTTTCGGAAATATGCCTAAGGAAAATCAAATTGCAGTAGTTATGGAATACTTAGGTAACTCCATTGACTTTGCGAAAAAAGGTGAGGATCGGTTAAGTCAGTTGCTAACTAGCATGAGTGATGAAATGGAACGTGTCAAAGACAAATCTATGATGATGGCAGGAGTACAAGCAATTAACTCACTGTTCAAAAAGCTCACAGCTACAGCAAGTGAAAATACAGATGTTAATGAAGACTGGGAGGAGACATTCGAAAGTAATTTTAATAATTACGATTTTAATAAACTTTTTAGTTGACAACCAACTTTATATAACATATACTAATGACTATATAAGTAGTCATGAGGCATACTTAGGCAACAGTTGCATTATGCAACACACATAGGCAAACATTTAGGAGAAAAACTATGGCAACATTGGCAGAAATTCGTGCAAAATTGCAAGAGCAAGAAACAAGTGGCGGACGTGGTTCGCAAACAGGTGGCGACAACGCTATCTTCCCTTTTTGGAATATCCCAGAAAATTCAACAAGTGTACTACGCTTCTTACCAGATGGCGATGCAAGCAATACTTACTTTTGGCGTGAACGTCAGATGATTCGTTTAGAATTTGCTGGCGTACAAGGTCAGGCAGATAGCCGTAAAGTTACAGTAAACGTTCCATGTAACGAAATGTGGGGTCCAACAGGATCATGTCCTGTACTAGCTGAGGTACGTCCTTGGTTTAAAGATCCTGCACTAGAAGATATGGGTCGTAAGTATTGGAAAAAGCGTTCATATGTTTTCCAAGGCTTTGTAGCTGAAAGTACACTACAAGAAGATACTACGCCTGATAATCCAATTCGTAGGTTTGTTATTAATCCAAGCATCTTTAACATTATTAAAGGCGCACTAATGGATAGTGACTTTACTGAACTTCCTACAGATACTGAACAAGGTACTGACTTCCGTCTTACTAAGACAACTAAGGGTCAGTATGCAGACTATTCAACTAGTAGTTGGTCACGAAAAGAACGTAGCTTAGATAGTAATGAAAGAGCGGCAATCGATACACATGGATTGTTTAATCTTAATGACTATCTTCCAAAGCAACCAAATGACGAAGAGCTTCGTGTTATTGGTGAAATGTTCGAAGCTAGTGTAAATGGTGAAATGTATGATCCAGCACGTTGGGGTAATTTTTATCGCCCAGCTGGTGTACAGATTGATACTAGCAATAGTGCTCCAAAAGCAGAAAGTGCAACACCAGCACCAACTCCGCAACCTGCTCCAGTAGCAGCACCTGCTCCGGTAGTAGAAGCGGCTCCTGCTCCAGTTACTCCTCCAGAAATGCAGGAACAAGTAGCGGCATCGGTAGCGGCAACAGCTCCAGCAGTAGAAGGTGCAAAACCTAATGCCCAAGATATACTAGCGGCTATTAGAAATCGTAGCAACTAATTGAAAATCTAACTGGTAGGCGGCATGTAGTCGCCTACTGTGGCTTTATGGAGAAATTAATGGCAAAACCTTTTGACGTAAGTAAATTCCGCAAAAGTATTACTAAAGCGGTACCTGGACTAAGTGTCGGGTTTAATGATCCGGATACATGGATCAGTACAGGTAATTATACACTAAACAAACTAATCAGTGGAGAATTTGAAAAAGGTATTCCACTAGGTAAAGTAACAGTACTTGCAGGAGAATCAGGTGCAGGTAAAAGTTATATAGCCGCAGGTAATGTAATCAAAGCG